CTTAGTAGGTGTAGGCCATGTTCAGGCGTTGATTCTGCGCCTGCTGGCGGATAAGAACGTCAATCTGCTGCTGGATTGCAGACTCAGCTAACTGCTCAAGCACGACAGCTTCATCAGCGCGACCCTCAGATTTTAGGAAATCAGACGAAACGGAGTTGGCCAAGTAATCCCTGAACCGGGCAGGAATCTCAACTTGCTGCCAAACATCCGATGTTTGATTGCCTGGCGTCACCCCGGAGGTCACGTTGGTCGTTGCAAAGAAAAAGTTTCCGCTGCTGGCCTTGGTCTTGTCGCCAATGCTATAGCTACCGCTATTCTGGCCAAGGTCAAAGTAGATCTGTGACCCTGCGGAGTACACTGATGTATTGTCGTACTTCACACCAAACATGCGTGGAGGCGTGAGCCGGTACTGCACAAATTGCTTCGACGTGTTAAACGTGCGCAGGTAGTTAACGTCGTCACCGAAGTCCTGCGGAGTTTGATCGGCAAAGTCTTCAGCAATAAATGGCAGCGGAATAGCCTTAGTCGTCTGCCGTGGATCGTTCGTGTAAATTGCCAAGCCTTGCAGCGATCCCTGCGGAATCTGGATCAACAACTGCTGGTTGTCCATGAACAACACCTTGGTCGTCAACGGCGAGTTCGGGCCGTTATAGGTGAAGTAGTTCGTGTTAGTGAACTCAACTTCAATCACAACATTTGTGATGTATTCACCAAGGCTGTCAGTGGCTGTTGAGTAAGTGAAGTTGTACTGGTTCTCGCCAACGGATGTCAGCGGACCATCATCCACGGAGCCGTAGAACGGGTTCAAGAACTTCACATAAGACTCGCCAACTGTGCCCAGCTTGTACCTGTCATGCAAAAAGTCTTGCAGGTAGATCCGTTTAAAGTTCGTGTCAAAGTTAATCCGAGTCGTGTTCGTGTTAAGCTCGTTCTCGGTAAAGAAGTCTTCGCCGTCTTCAGTAGAAAGCGGCACATTGCTTTCCGACGCAAGAATGTTAAGTCCAGACTCAATCGAGGACACAGGCATGCCAGGCCAAGTGTACATGTATCTTTGCACATCGGGCCACTCTTCACGATCCCACACAACCGACAACCGGCGACTTGTGAAGTCGCGTATTGCGCCGAAAGATTTATCGTTTAGCGTAGCGCGATCCAAACCAACAAGTTGGCAGACAGAAGCAAGAATGTCGCTAAACGGAACGGTCTTCATTGATAAACGGTACGGGAACGAACATTGGTGGGTGTCCAGCCAACGTGGATTTCTTTAGTCCCTCCACTATTGACTCGACACTCGGGATTGTCACGCAAAAACTCATCCATGAACGCTTTATCGTTCCAGCACTCATATCCGAGCTTCTGTCCCCAGAAGTGATACGCCGTGGGAGGAATCCTTGCTGTAAGCTGACCCAATCCTTCTATTGACTTGTGCCGCTGACGGTTGATCTTCTCGTTTTGCTTGGCTTGAACCTGCGCTTCAATACGGTTCTTTTGCCAGCCTCGACGCAACTCTTCTTCAAGCTGTGGCACTAAATCAGTAGGAATTGTAATCATAGTAAAATTGTCCGCGTCTCTCCGAGGTGTCACGCCACTAAGAGGTGCGTTCCCCACAACGATTCATGGCCGTTGCCGACAGTTGTCTCTCCAGCTAGTCACACCACTACGGCGACCGAGAAATCCCGGTCCGTGCACCCCGGCGTGAAGCCAGAGGCAGGTGTCGCAATAAGTGACCCATCGGTTTGAGGATGCTTTTGCACTAGCCTTGACAGGTCTATAATCTCTGTCTCTCCAGAGTGTCACACCACTTCAAGAAACGCTTTCGCGTCGGGGTAGGTGTCACCGATCAACAACTACTAGGAGGAGTAGTCGAATTTCCCGAGGCCGAGCGGGTTGCCGACAACCAAACCAGCAACTGCCTCGATGAGGCGAGCAGGGCCACCACCGTAATCTGGCAGCGCAGTGACGTTAGCGACGTTTCCGCCGTAGCGAACCTCAATGAGGTTCATGTCAAGCACAAGACCTTTGTAAGGTGCAGGCGTCCAGGTCGTTCCGGACACGGTTCCGATGAACGTGGAGGGATGCAGACGCACCGTTCCGAAGTCACCTTGGAACACGTCCAAGCTCTGGATGAAGGTGTCAGCCGCAGCGTCACGCTGGAAGGTCTGCACCTTGGTAGCGCCGGCAGCAAGCGTATTGCTGGAGTTGCTGACCGTGGTCAGAGCCGTGGTTCCGAGCAGGCCGGTGAAAGCACGCTTCAGGTCAGTTCCGACGATGGCGTCGAAGCTGGTGTAGTGGCCAGTCTGGTCGAAGATCGACTTGAGCAAGCCCTGCACACCTGCGTCCGTCAACNCGCTGGATGCACCAGTAAGGATCGAGGTCAGAGGAGTACGGAACTGCGAAGGGATGTCTCCGGGAGTAGGCGTGCCAGTACCAGCGTTGCTGATCCAGGTCTGCACACCAGCGGTGCGGTAGGCCTGAGTCGTGCCGTTGTCCTGCTGCGAGAGCTGGTTCGACGTGAAGGTCGCTTCCATGTCACGCTTGATGCCAGTGATGCCCTTGCTGACGTTGTCAGCCAGTTCGTCACGCACACCTGCGACATCAGCGATGTCCTGGGTGAGCTTGGACACGCGCACTGCACGGCGGAACACCTGTGCGTAGTTTGCGAGTTCAGCGCGGTAGCCAACGACGTAGTTGTCGTAGCTGGAAACGTCCGTGCCGTCCACCACACCACCTACCTGAGGGGTAGGAAGCGAGTCAGACTGCCAGCGGAAGTACATATTCCCGGGCTTGCTGCCTTTGCGAGCCATCGACGTAAAGGGAGTGTCCTTTGCGTCAACGAGCGCAATCATATCCATCAAGTCTTCGCGTAGACCGCGACCGCTAAGTTGGGGTTCAGTAAGAATAGCCATAAATAAGAGTAAAACTAAGTTTGATTGTTAAGGACTTACACAAGTCCCATTGCTTTAATCACGTCAGTCATCCCATCTCTTGAATTGTTCCTAACGAACGATTGCTTGGCTTTCTGAAGATCCGTCTGGGTCGTCCTTGCCGGCGCCGCCTTAATAGACGGCTGTGCAGGGGCGCGTTTAATGGGTGCAACCGGCTTCTTCTGTGCCTTCTTCTCGCCATAGGCTTTGATGCCCATAACAAGCAGTCCAGCAACATGCTTCCAGTCTGCCCTGCGCTTTTTCAACTCTGGGAACTCACGCAGAATCTGTTGAGCAGTTTGATACTCCTCAGTCTCTGGCTTGCTCCACCAAGGAAAGTCTTTCACCACTTCACCCTCGACGTATGACTGCTGTTGCAGGTACTCTTCTCGGGCTGGCAGCTCGATTTCCTTGCGCCGAATTGCCAATCGCTTCATGCTGCGAACTTCCTGATCGGTTAAATCCTTCTCAGTTCCATCCGGCAGGGTAATTACTCCTCCGTCTGGGTTTTCTTCGCACCACAAAATGACATCCAACGCTCTCTGGCGCTCTTCCTTCACCTGTTCGATGGTAGACAAGCGTTCGACTGCATCGGATACGTCCACCTGCTTTGCTGGGGCCGAAGACTTTGCAGTCTCTAGCTCCCTCTGCAACTCAGACAGACGGGCTTTTTGCGCTTCCAGTTCAGCTTGAGCGGCTTTCTTCGCAGCAACTAACTTGTTGATACGCTTCTGTACGCCCTTGCTTAACGAACTTTCTTCAGCTTCAGCTTCTTCTTCAATGGGCTGATCGGCCTGCACTTCAGTTTCCACTTCCGAGTCCACAATTGGCTCCTCAGCTTCAACTTCAGGTTCAGCCTGCTCCTCTTTGGCGGGAGTCGCCTCCTTCTCGTCAAGGAAACCGGATTTAAGCAAGTCACTAAGACTTTGCTGATCCAGCAAACCGAGTTTTTGTGCAACGGGTGTCGTTCCTGCCTCCTGACTCCCGGCGTCAGGCTGTGATTGTGCTTCGTTCATGCTAATAGGTAGCAAGTCCTTATATAATCAAACCAGTAACGCTGGTTAGCCCGCTAGTGGCGTTATGCCAAATCTTCGTTATTAGTCAAGCCATTTAATTCTCTTGCTTGTCTTCTTAATTCAATGAGTGTGCTCAAAGTAAGATTAATCCCATCAGCTTGGCCTGCTGAATGTATTCTATCTTCTCCTTTGCAGTCTTTACTTATAGCCATCATCCAGTGCTGTTCTTGCAACTGTTCGATAACTCTAAGCACTTCGCTCCAGACAATGTTTTTTCCTGAAAAGCCAAAGGCGTCCTTTTGATTTTCCGTCATTGTTGTGATACAGGAGTTACACCAATCCGACCAATCTGCGCGTTTTGCTGCTGCATAACTGACATTTGCAGGCTCTTAACGTAGTTCTCAAACAGCGCCTTGAAGTTCTCGTCCTGCTGCAACGCAGCCTGCGCTTTCGGGTTAGCCTGCAAGACCTGCTGTGCGTATTGCAGCTTGGTCTGTGCGGCAGGATCGTTCTCTTGGTACAGCGCCTCGTTGCCAAGGAGCATCATGCCAATGTCACTCTGCACGTCCTTGAACATCTGCACACTAGCCTGCTGCTGGTTGACGATAAGCTCGCTTGCCATCTCGGGCGCGATAGCCTGAATCATCATCTCAGTGAGGCGAGTTCTGTTAAGCACGCCGCCTGTGTCGAGCTGTGCAACCTTGGTAAGAAAGTCGATCTTCTGAGCGATGTACTCCTTGTCCATGTCCATCACGTCAAATCGGACGTTAAGGTCGAACTCGTTGTGTATCTCGGACAAACTCTGCGGCAATTGACCGCCAGTGACACGCAAGATCTCTTCTGGGCTCATGTACTGGCAGCACAACGCAAACATTTGCCGGTAAATGTTACGCCAGCTTAAAAGCCAGCTATTAACCAGCAACTGCTGCAACATCTGCGTCTTAGCCGGTGGCACAAACGCATTAAGCGTGCCGAAGTACGCAGCGTGATTGGCTTCCACGCGCTCAATAAGTTTAAACGCCACCGTGGGCTCACGCGCAGGTGGCTCCATGAAGCTGTAATCTGTAGGACTTACGACAGGCAACTGTACTCCTGGGCCCACCTTGTTGATGGCACCAATTCGTTTGACGACTTTGATGGGAGGTAGAGTCGAGAAGGCAGTATGATCCCTGATGGAATCGTGCTGGGCTTTGACCTCATCTTGATCTGTGCTCGCAAGTTCGGGTATACCACGAGTATCAGTAATAGCGCGGCGCAACTGTTCACGACGGAATTCAACAAACGGGTATTCGCCGTGAGCGTAATCAAGTCGCTGATGGATAGCCCACGAGGCTGCATCTTCTTTTCGATTGGACGCAGCTTGCGGACAAAAAACGGTGAAGTAGATGGCGGGAGCTTTTCCGTCGAGGCTTTTCGTGTAAGCATAAACAACCTCCACCATGTTCATGTAGTTTACGCCGTTGTAAACCAACATGGTCGTTGTTGGGAGCAGGTTGATGTTGTAGAAGGTGCTGCTCTTGCCGATCTGTTGAAGAGCACGCTCAACCCAGTCCGGGTCCCAGCCCTCTGTGGTGATCTTCTCGCGCAACTCAACTTCAGACATCCATGTCCTACGGTAGATTACCCGTGATCGCTGCAAATCAGCCGTCTCCGGCGGAACAATGATTTCGTCCCAGGGCTTGAGCGCAACGATCTCGGGAAGATTGCGGCTGACGTACTCTTGATCATACGTTGCACGGCCGGTCGTCGCCATCTCGTTGACCATCCGCTTCGCATTTGCCGCATCCAGATCTGGGATTGCAGCTTGAATGATCGCAGCAGCTTGATCTGGAGCGTCCAAGATCATCTGTGGCAGCTCGGCCAACACAGATCCCTGTGCCTGCGCAGCCATCTGAAAGAGTTCTTCAGCGGTAATCTCCTGTGTACGCTTGCTGATGTTTTGCTGCCACCCCACAAAGAACGCGCTCCATCCGTATTGCAAAGCGTACTGCGCCCCAAGCTCGGCTTCTTTACGAAGCTCCTGCGGCATCTTAGAGTCGCGAATCCAGTGCAAAAGGTTCGTCGCAATGCCGCTTACTGGCGCATCGTCGAGTGTCACGCCGGAAGCCCGAATAGTTGCACGCTGGAAGGCCGTGACAAGCAATGCGGACAGTTCGTTGCAAGAAGAGTCGATAAGGCGGTTGCGAACGTCGCTGGCACCTTCAAATGGCCAGGCTGGGCTACCTTCTGGACGGGAATCGCTATGCTTTTTGCCGTCATCAGTCTGTCCAGCCCAACGAGCAAAACGGATGTTATCAAACTTCGTCACCAAGTTACCCTGCGACGAGTTAATCATCGAGCGGTTGTACTCGCTCAATAGCTCGCCAATGTCAGGCGTATCAGAAGCAATAGCTAAAGGGTCAACTGGTGAGATCATGTTAATAACTTCCTGTCATAGACATTCGTTTAGATTGTTTTTCCCAATCTAAGCCGCCAAAATAGGCTGGCTGCATAACAACCATATAGCCTAAAGCGTCGATAGGATCTTTACTAGCACCTTTTTGTCCATCTTGTCCAGTCCATTCCTTTAAACTATAAATTAAGTTCTGACAAGACTCATGTATCATCAGTTTTGGATGGTTTACTCCTTTTTCCATTGGTTTTTCTCTATCCCATGACAAAAGATCATTGATTAATAGCACCCGCTCCTCAATTGGCAGCGCCGCGGCAGGGGTAAATATAAGCGGATTATCAGCCTGACTAAGCAGATCAAGCACGGTGACACCGCCGTCCTTAGTGATCGTCTCAGTTCCAGCCGTCCGCGGGTCAATCCAGCGATCCACGATCATCTCACGCTTGTCACCGGCAGTCTCCAGGCTCCAGATAAGCTCGGTGTACTCGTTCACCCCACGGCCAGCACCCGCCTTTTGTGCCGGGCCAGCTCGACCGTCAGGCTTATCACTTGGCAAGGCCCATTCACCGTAGCTTTGGTCGGGCCATTCACGGTAGACCCACAGTATACCATGCTTATCTACTCTAGCCCAGAGCATAAACCAGTTACGCGCACCTGCTGGATCCACGGCCATGTAGTTGCTACCCTCGGGGATTACCTCTTCGGCGTCACCCTTCCACAGGTTGTGGTCGCCGAACATGGGAAATTCGGAGCCAGCCGTCTGATCTGCCCAACCATAAGCACGGATCTTGATGTCGTGACTGGAGCGCCCCGAGAGCTCCTGCTTCATGCGCTCCCAGTTGTTGTACGGGTTAAGCTCGGTATGATACCAGATGCAGGCATGTCGTCCGTACAAGTTCTCGGCTTGATAGGGCATCTCGCCCTTGGGAACGGTTAGGACGTTGTGATTGGGTAGCAATGGAGATGGGCGGCTGACGGTAACCTTGGCGCTGTTGATGTACTCCTTTACGACCTGGGTGTAGCCTTGCACCGGCGTAAAGGTGACGATAAGCTTGCCGGAGCGGGTAACCAAACGGTAGCGAAGCGTCTCAAGCCAGTTCTGCGGGACAAGTTCGTCACACCAGACGTAGTCTACCTCGCCACCTTCGACGACTTTAATGTCCTGGGCGTAATTGAGAAACCAGATCTGGTTGCCCATGTAGACCGCCGTATTGTCGCTGAACCCGTTCTTTTGGCTGAAACTAATCTGCGTATGATTAGTTCGCTTAATATTTCGTATCTCGGGTGGCAGGTACTTGTAGAAGACGTTCTGCTGGGCGGAGACGCTGGTCATGTGGGTCGTGTGCAAGCACCAGATGCGGATGTTGCGTTTACCGTGGCGCTCCTTTACCCAGTCCGGCGCCTGCCCGTTTAGGTCAGTGCCGATGAAAGCTTGAGCCATACGTTTGGCGGCAAACTCAGTTTTTCCGCTGTTATGATGTGTTATCGCTGCATGAAGGTAGTTATGATATACAGGAACGGTAAAATCCCACACAAAGTCATTCCGCACAAACTCTATGGAAACCACCTCTAGATCTTCTATGGGATGAAACAGCTTTGACCCAGCAGCCAGACTTGAAATCGAAGCCCATGTTTTATCCTTGCACATTACCAAGTGCGCCCCAGAACAAACAACCGGCCTGCCAAGGTTTGTCTTTACTTCAAACAAGTCGGCCTTGGCTTTTTTAAATGGCACCTCAGCTTCAGCCACAACAACCTGCTGCGTTTGCTCATCAATCGACAAAACATGAAACGGCTTTCTAATGGCATCTAAACGCATTTTCTTGCCAGTCTTTGCGTCAATCATCTCCGTCTCACCAGCCAAACATCTGTTCCCACCAAGGACGACCAACTCATTATAGCGCCCCAAGAGCTTATCCGCATCCGGCCAGTGCGGCAGCTCGTGGCCATACCGCATGGGATCGTTCAGTTCCGCCTTAATCTTGTTCTCCCGCATGAGAAACAAGTCGAGCACCTTCTCCGGGCCAATGTTCTGGATCATCTCCATCCTTTGCCGCTTATTGGGCAGCGGAAGCGTAGGATGTTCCTCCAGCTTATAGGCTAAGACTTTCTCAATAATTTCTTGATTTTTTTCATCCATACACGTTGACGTTTTCACTACGATGCTCTATATTTTCCCTGTCGTCAAATAACGACCGTGTACCTTCTGCGAAACCTGAAACATCGGACGCACGAGCGACTAAATGGTTCCAGCCATACCTCTCGAGCTGGATTAAACATCTGCTTCGGCTTCAAAGTTGCAGAGTACTAGCAGTCACGCCTACGAGAAGGGCAAGAGTTTCCCGAACGGGTAGCCATCACTCATGACTGTAATTGCGAAACGAACGACGACACTTATACGGATCGTTGATCTCATTTTTGTATAGTACTCCCCCAAGATAGGCAGTAATGCTGAGTCTTGGGGGTACTATGCTCACTCGCAACTCTCCTTGCCGGATTGTTTATCTCCTCCAGTGAGCAGCTTGCTGCGAGAGTGAGCATCTGGGCGAAGCCTAGTGCGAACGGCAACACGGAGTAAGAGTAAGGGAATATCACTAGAGAGTAAGAACTTCTTCTCAGCCTAAGAACAGATAATCCAGAGTATAGCCAACTCAAACGTGTTAAGCTGCATCTCTTGCGCGTTCACCAAGCTTAAGCACCACTTAAGCGCGATATGCAAAACATAACCTGCACTTAACGCGTATATAAGCGACTTAAGCTTACTCTTAAGCTGCTCAAGCTTGTTATATACCGCCAACTTGTCCTTAAGCGTCATCTTATGCATAGCGTCTTGTTCTTAACCCAAATACGTTGACCCTGACGAAAGTTGACGCCCTTCATACCGACAAACACCATATCCTCCACGTCGGTTCGTACCCAACGCTTGTTCGGATACAAGTACACGACTGTCTGCTCCATAGACTCGTTATGTATCGGGATGTAGCGAGGTTCCGTAACAAGTGACTCTGGTGTCACCGGTGTAGGCTCGTCCGCCGGCTGCTCTTGCTCGGCCACTTCACCGGGCAGCGTCCCATCAAGCAGGTCGCTACGATAGATACGACGTATCCCGCGGAACGCCTTGCGCTCGATGTAGTCCACGTCGAGCTTGTACGACAATGGTCGATACGCGCTCCCTAGATGCGCCTTAACAGTCTTTTCGCTTAGTGTGTACTTGGTCATAGTACTGGCGACGGTACAGGAAAAGAAACGGCAGCGCAAGCTTACGCCCAACACGGGCCAGCTAACCGGGCGCCCGCTTAACGCGCACCCCCACAGAAGCACGTCTATTGCACCCAGCGGCACAGCATGTACACACGCTGCCACGAGCACGGTAGGCCAAGCTACAGACGTAGGGCAAGAAGAAAGCCCGCTACGTGCCTCTAATCACGCAACGGGCTTAGTGTGGCTAGTGTGCGCCCCTGTGAAGGAGAGACACGGAAGCCGAGGTGTCTTGGCCGACGTAGGGGAATGTAGCATGGCGACAGGTGGCGTCAACTGCGAAGGGGGCCAGTTGGCGAAAAAAAGTCTGAGGGGGCTAACGCGTCGCCGTCGCCGTCGTATATCCAGGCCGAACCCCCGCCCCCCCCTGTCGCCGGTTTTACAGAGTAAAATCGTCACTCCATATGACGTACATTGTGCATCGTTATGGCCAACCCACTCAACCACAGCAGCTTGCAAGGGTGGCCCAAACGTGACGTGCCGGAAGCGCCGCTTTGGTGCTCGGCGGGGCCGCTTTTGACGGGCCGATGGGACGTTGACGGGTGAGCTGGGCGGGTCGTGCGTGGGCGCGCGGTGATTGTATACAATCCAAGGGGCGTAACGCATTTCATACCCTACTGCTGCACTAAGGTATTCACCATTTACTTCGTACACAAACTATCTCCGCCGCACGCACGCTCACCCTCGCTTCGCACCGCACGCACCGCACGCACTCCGCAGCACGTACCACAGTCGCGTCACTCGTGCATCCGCCGAGCTGCACACACTCACCAGGACGCACGCTTTTCTTTGCTTGTCGCTTCTTTTTTGTTGCGTGCTTATGCGTGCACGCTAGATTTGCTCACGTCAGTACAACCTCAACCAACCTACCGATATGAATCCTACCGACATGAATGCCTTAGAATACGCGGGTTACACAAGATTGTGCCTCTTCCTTCTCATGGGCGGCTGCGCAATTATCACCGCAAGTCTTTGGCTGTCAGTCTATTTCGACTGGCGCAAATCAAACCGCAAGTAACACTCAGCAACCTAACACATTACAAAAAAGAAACATATGAACGCACCATCCAAACACTGCCTAAACACTCTCGGCCGCGGTTTTTACCGTACCGCACACTTACTCGGGTTAACCTTGCCAAACGGCTTTCAGCGCCGTGAATTGCTTGGCATTAGTAATGACGCGAAAACTGTGAAAGGTGAATTTTTCGGCTTCCTTACCGGGATTCTCTACCTTTCACCCTTAGACCTTGGCGGGTTTGGTAATGTCTGCCCCTTTGCTTCGCCGGGTTGCTCTGCCGATTGCCTTAACTCAGCTGGGCGTGGCGCCTTTAACTCGGTTCAAAAGGCACGGCGCGCTAAAACCGCTTTATTCTTCAAAGCAAACGCGACTTTCCTTTGCAACCTGGCGCTTGATATCCATGCTTTGCAGCTGAAAGCGCTTAAGCTGGGGTTGCGGCCGGTTGTGCGGTTGAATGGTACGTCCGATATCGCCTGGGAAAAGCTTAAGCTGAACAACCTTAACTTGATGGAACTTTTCCCTAGGGTTGCGTTTTATGACTACACTAAAAGCCCGAAGCGCGCGCTTGATAATGCGGCCGGGAAACACCCGAAAAACTACCGTTTGGTATTTTCACGCTCTGAAACGAACGAAGCCGATTGCAAGCGGGTTTTAGAGGCCCGTGGCAACGTGGCGGTAGTTTTTCGGAAAACACTTCCGAAGCGGTATTTGGGCAAACGGGTTATAGTCGGCGATGAATCCGACCTTCGCTTTTTAGATCCGAGGGGTTGCGTGGTCGGGTTAACCGCCAAAGGCAAGGCAAAGCGCTCCGAGTCCGGCTTCGTTGTTTCCATTTAATCCCATGAAAACTTTCTCTCTCTCCGACGCCCTTTGCCAGCTTTACCCTATCGTGGCGCGCTTGCATGTGTCCGATACTTACACAAGCGCTTTTCGGTATGTTCGAAGCCGATTTAAACCGAAAGCTTGGAAAGCGCTTTCCCGAGCCGATAAACGCACGCTTTATAACGCTACGGTGCGTTTGCATCTAGAAAACCGCGCGCTCTATAGGAA